GTTCCTTTGTCATAGCTGGCTGTAAAGCTCTGCCATAGTTGTCCAAGGCAAATATATTATCATCATATTCATCACCATCAATAGATGACGTAAATGTGGATCCTCCTAGTTCGTGATGGTGAATATCGGTATTGGGCAGTAAAGATTCCAGCCAGTTTTTAATTTCTCGACCAACAAGTATTTTTCCATTTTTGGTTAGTAAAGTTGGAACACGTGTAATCTTGTTCGCATACATCGGGGGTATACCTTGTGTATTGATGTTGTGAAATCTCACAAGTCGTTTCAGCTGAGGGTTACTGTTTATAAACTCAATGATGCCCATTGAATGATTACACTTATGACTAAATATCAGAAGCGACATCCTATATATACATATTGATTAATTTTCTGAAAAATAATAACGCATATTAGTATATGAATACGATAGTCATACTGGTACTGATAATCCTGGTGATATTTTTGACCAGGCGTGAAGGTTTCACGGAAGTGTTCGGGATGTCAGGCTATAACAAACCCGTTGACAATGTTCGTCTGGACGATCCTATTTTTGATAAGACTGGATACAAGCGTGTGGAAGCTATGGTTGATAGCGATCTCATCGATAAACTCGTAAAGGTTACAAACGATGAGATATTGCGAAGAACCGGGCTGTACACGTATATAATTGAAACAACTGCGTTAAAGCACTACAAAACAGAAGATGATGCACAGTTATTGTCTGTACTCAACGAAGACATTCAATCAATGAATGAACGTGCGAAGTTGATTAAGATGATGGGCGATGTTACCAAAATTGAAGAACTTCAAAAGGAGATTGCCAGGTTGAAGAAGCGCTACGATGACCTCAAGAACATGAACGACATCTACGAATGTATGTTTATGGTTGTTCGTGACACGGGTTTCTCTTTTGGTTTCTCTGTCGTTTCTACTATTCATATTAAGAATGGTCTCGCCTCTATCAAATCTATTCGTAGTCAGCCGATTGATGCCCAGAACCCTTCTAACATAAACCCATACATCGATGACATGTGTGGTAAGGATTTTGTTGATTACGAGCTTGTAGACGAAATTTCCAATATTTCTAAAGGTGAGTTTGATTCAGCAAAAAATAAGTTAATGCAATTGTAATGATCAATATAAGTGATGTCACTAAAATTGATACTATAAGAAAACAAATTCGTAAAGAAATTTATACAAAGATATATGAACAGTTTTCCAGAAGAATAAAGAATGCAGCTCAGCAATACAGAAAGGACATATTTCTGACAATACCTGCATTTGTCATGGGATATCCAACATTTGATCGATTCGCTGCTACTAAATATATAGAAAGACAACTTGTGTTAGCCGGGTTTACAGTTCAAATGGTAAGTGATTACGATTTATATGTATCCTGGCATACATCTAAAAAAGAATCTAAAAACGAAGTTCGGCAACCAGAAGAAGAATTTCCAAGTTTAGTAAATTTGAAAAAGGTAGCAAATAGATACAGGAAAGGTGCGTAGTAAATAGTGTAAAAAAAAGCCCACTTAATCATAAATGGAGAATTTGAACATTCTTGTCGAGGCAAAGAAGGAGTATACTGGTCAGTTGTGTAGTATCATGATCCCAGTTATGATTACGGCGTTTGAGGATATGTACAAAGAAGCCATGAAGATGTCTAACAACAAAAAGGTTTTGATTATGTTCCAGAAGCTTCTCAAGGAAGTACCGAACTGGAGTAACGCCATGAGCAAGTCTCACAGTGACAATATTACAGAGCGCTGTGCTTGGTTTAGTGATCTTCTTGCGGCTGTTTTTGTCAGTCATGTCAAGATTTTGTCGTCCGTTCGTTTGAAGAGTCAAAACAAGAAGATTTCATTGAAGTTACCAATAAACGAAGTTTTTATTCAGACTGCGTACAATAACATCGCAAAAGACTTGTATAAAGACCCATATATTTTTAGCGAAGAACAAAGTGAATACGCCCGTGACGAAAAGCTCACACAGCGCTTTGTTGTTTCGATCGAGGCAACAATCAAGGAATTGATTCCGGTTCAACAAATTCTTCAAACATATATGTCTCAAGAAACGCACGATATAAATCTCGGTGAAGAAATGCAAGATTCTGAAGATCCGGATGTTCTTGAAGGTGATTTTCCGGCCGAAGAAGAAGATATGGGTGAAGAACAACCTATGGGAGAACCAATGGAAGGTGGAGAAGAAGTTGGTGATGAAATGCTGGCTCCTATGGAATCTGAAGAACCCATGGAACAACCGATACCTCAACAGGAAGCCCCAGGAATCCCTTCTTTGGCCAATGAGTTTAAGACCATCTCTAACGTCAGGGACCCGAGTCACACCCCCCAGGCACATTCAGGGGAAGACGAGGGTGTTCTTTTCGGCGACGCCCCGGACCACCGAACAAAAAAAGTTGGCTATAATTAAATGGAACTCGCAGAGTACTTCAGGGATCCGGCAAGTGCCGCTTTGTCAGCCGCCGCAATCACAGCCTTATACATACACTTCAAGGCTTACATAAACAATGAAGGTAAACTCGAATTAAATAATTACGCTAAACCCGCCACCCTTAATGCTATTCTCGTCTATTTTATCGTGTCTAACGGCATCGGTCAACGTGAAACTATATCAATGGAGCCTTTCTAACTTAAAGATAACGTAATACTAAATAACAATATGGCTTCCGTTGGCGCTTTCAATGACATGATGGGGCAGTTCTTGACTGAACTGCACAAGACTCTCCCCCAAGATAAGAGCATTAAGAAGTTTATTACATCGTTTGAACTTCTTAAGCAAACTAATCCCAGAAAGTGTGTCGACGCATTTGTGCGAGGTATCGCACCGCACGCCGATAAGATTTCTCAAAGAGATGAATCTTTCATTAACGATCTTGAAAACATTGAATTTTTGAAGGATCTTAACATTAAGGAGTACTGGAACGGTACGCTTTCGGATAACACGAAGAATGCTATCTGGCAGTATCTCCAAACTCTTTACATGCTTGGCACTACTATTACGGTAATTCCCCAAGAAACCATGAGTATGATTGAAAACATCGCCCAGGACTGTGCTGATAAGATGCAAGACGGTGATGGTGGTATTGATCAAGACGCACTCATGAAGACCATGAGCAGTATGCTTGGCGGTATGATGAAAAAATAAACTTAACTTATATAAATGAAAGTTTGGTTTGAGGACATCAAACAAATCATCGATACAAAAAAGGTGACACAGTTCTGGCCAAACAATTCACAAACTCCAGAAGAACGTGTAAATGCCGCTTCAAGATTTATAATTTACGCTACGTGCATTCTGTATCTTATTCGCAGGGACGTTAGAATTTTCGTTTTAGGTTCCATGGTTTTGGGTGTTCTTTATATTATGTACAAGTCTGACATGATTAAAGACACCACGGGTATGGCTCCGTTTTCTTCCGATAGTTACAGCGACTGTCAGAAGCCCACAAATGATAACCCAATGGGTAACGTTCTCATAAGTGACCATATGGAAAATCCCAACAGAGACCCGGCTTGCTTTTATCCGAGTGTTCGGAATGGTGTGAAGAAGTTCTTAGACGGAACCATTCGCTACGATTCTGGACGTTCTAGAAGTCCTCTTCCACAGTACCAGCGCAACTCTATGGCTAGACAATTTGTGACCGCCCCGGTTTCTAGTATCCCAGGTGATCAAACTGGGTTTGCCGAGGCGTGCTATGGTTCTAAATTGGGTCCGATGTGCAAGAGTCATGGGGGTGTGTATTGTAGCCCAGATGCCAGAGGCGTTCAGCTCGAGGCATTTGCCGGTCTCAGCGCAGCGGGTGATGTTCGAAGTTCTCGATTAGGTGTCGGGAGGGCCGTAGCATAAATATTCTCATGTAATAATAAATGGCGTACCAGCTTCAGCCTGGATTAAGTATTGTTCAAAACACTGGTGCCCTCCCCTTGGTGAAGGCGACCGAAGAGGTTTTCATTTACCCCCAACCGAGTACTCTTAACTGTGGTGGCTGCAGACCCAACACAGTTTTGTATGGTACGGCCCCTTATATGGCCGGCAAAGGCGCTCCGGCGGGTTATGTTGATATAAGTGATGAACTCAGACCGCAGAGTACTTCTAGATTTAACAAGCATCTTGTTCAAACGTATGAGCGAAACTATTTCCCGCTCCAAAACATGACATGCAGTTTACCTTTGAGAAGTATGTCTTATTCTCCTTCGAGCACCCGTGCCGAAACCCAGAATGAACTTTTTCAACAAAGATACCGTAATAAAAATGTCAATAAGAAATAAGAATGGCTGATCCCATATCTCTTCTTGCTGTTGCTGGTCTCATATATACTGGGAGGAATCTTAGTAACAAGGTTGAGCGTACAGCACCCCAAGAAATTGAGGAAATAGATTTTACAGGTGTTGAACCAGAATATGAAGAAGATTTCGATGAGCCTGAACCTGATTTTCAGCGAAAAATTGAAATTGGTAGTTTTGCGGAACTTGCGCCCCAACAGCGTAGTGCTGGTCAGGAGGTGTTAGGTTTGCGTGATCGTATGTTTGACAGAGGGAGAATGAATAACCTTTCGCCGATTGAAAAGCAGATGGTTGGTCCTGGTTTGGGTGTCGGATATGATACACCAGCCCAAGGTGGTTACCAACAGCTCTTCAGAGTGAATCCGGTGAATGTCGGTGAACATCGCCTCACTACTTTACCGGGTAGAACTGGCCCAGCACACGACACGAAGGGTTACCGAGCCCCGCTTGTTGGACAACTCACACATAACATGCCAGAGAAGACTGCTTTCCTCCCGTCCAGGCGGCCGACTGTTCTTGGTCGTGCCCAGGGCATGTCTGGTGTAACGCCCAGACAAAGCCACGAACGCACAAAGAGAACGACGAATCGTTCTGAAACTGGCCTGCGCACGGATGGCCTTGAAAATGCTCCCAGAAAGCGCCTCGTTTCTCAAGGTGCAGTGGCACAAGACCCAACTAGATTCAAGAGTGATCTGAATGACGCTCAATATATGTACAATAACCAACCCACTCCGGGTATCCATAGCTTCCACGGGGCTTACACGATTTCTCCGGCGATTTCTCCGGCCGGTAAACGCACAAATGAAGAACTTGAAAGGTACGGTTTCCGTCAGGAAGATCGCAGAGGACAAGTCAATCGTATGGGTAATCCGGGTCGTATGAATGTCAGAGCAGATGCCCTTAACCAGGGTGGTAAAATTACGACTGTTCGAAGCGATACCAGTCGCATCGATGGTCGCATCAATGCCCCGAACGGTGGTTGGACACAACAATACCAACAAAAGGCTTACCACCAATTCAATGCATACAAGGGTCACGAGAATCCGTATTCTAATAACATGAGTCTTGACATAGCTAAGCGACAACTCGAAAACAACCCATTCTCTCACAGTATTAACTAAATTTTACGTTTTGGTTCAGATAAAAACAACCCATTCTCTCAC